TTTTTAGATGTCATCGTTTTACCCTGTCTTAATTAATTTGATTTTCGGCTATAGGGGTTATTTACATTTTCTACTGTTGGCGGGTTACGTACCCACCATAAAACATCACTTAATAACCATGAGACGGAATTACGGCCCAATGGAACACGTTTCGGAAATTTACCTTCTTCTTCTAATACCCAACGACGAGAACGCGATAAACTGGAAAGGCGCTCACATTCTTTTTCTCTGATTCTGCGATCATATTTCTCTCCATACTCATTTAAAATTGATTGTCGTTCTTGTGGTGTCGGTGATGTAAATTTCATTGCCATACTTTTATATTCTCCAAAATAAAAAACCCCGCGAGCGAGGTTATTATTAATTTAAGTTCATTCAGATATGCAAATGTATTGTGTTTTTTCTTGAAGTTCATATAAACATAATGAATTTTTTGAAATAATTTATTATGTTGCTTGTTCTTCTTTGGGAACGAGTATTTTAATTTCTAATTATCGGTATTTAATACAATTTCATCATAGTTATTTGCTAATAAATCCAGCCGTTCACACCATCGGTTTAAAGCATCTAATTTCTCTGATAGGTATTGGCTTCTGTTATATATTGCCATAACCCCCGGCAAAACATGACCTAGAAGTTGATCGGCTATATGCGGAGCTATTCCCATATCATTCATCTTTGTTGCCAAAGTACGTCTAAGGTCGTGCAGTGTCCATTTCTCCGATTGTTCTAGTTTTTTCCATATATTAGAACCATGATACGATACTACATTACCTATTTTAAATTCACCTAAAAGCAAATCGTTTTCATTGCTTTTATGAACAAGTTCTTTTAAAAAAGATTCCATGCACTCTGGTATTGGGCGAATGATTTTCTCACGAGTTTTACTATTCTCTTTTGGAACAGTCCATAACATAGATTCAAAATCCCATTCTGAGCATTTTGACAACCTGATCTCTCTTGTTCGACAACCGAAGACAATTAAAATTTTCAATAAATTATTAAAGTAAGGCTCATGAATATTTGAGTTTACTGAACTCCATAATTGACCGAGTTCATTATCAGTTAAAAAACGGTCTCCCTTATTTTCTCTTTCCCCAACATCAGGAATAGTTAGATCATCCAATACATGACTAATAGCATACATTCTCACTCGACAAAACTTGAGAGCTTGCTTACATACTTGAAATATAATTCCAGCTCCTACAGGAGCCTTCTTTTTCATTCTATCAAAACATTGAAGCCAATATTGAGTTTTGCAATCTGATAAAGCCATATTACCAATATAAGGATATATATGTTTATTTAATTGAGAGATGTGAGCATCAATATTCACTCGATTGTCTCTTCCGTAGTGCTCTATCCAATATTCAATAGCGTCTTTTACGGTTACTGGTTTTAATGATTCCTGCATCGTTAGGTTAAATTGCAGTTTTGGATCTTTACCAGAGGCTAACCAGTTTCGACATTTATCTCGTGTTTCACGAGCTTGTTTGAGGGGCATATCAGGATAACGTCCAAGTGTAAGGCGGTTTAGCTTCTTGCCATCAAGACGATATGTAAAGACCCAACTAATACCACCCACTTTAGATAGTTTCGCACTTAACCCTGCACCCTCAGCAAAGAATTCAATATTGTTGCTTTCTCTACCGTGTAGTGCTTTAAGTTTTTTATCACTAAGTTTATTTAGTTCGTTAGCCATGATCGCCCAAATTATTTACGCAAATGTTTATACAAAGTGTGATGTAATAGTAGATAAACGTCAATAAACACTGAAACAATGCACAGTGAATAAAGTAAATATCATATTGATTTTAATCAAAAAAATAATAAACACCAATAAACATCAATACATGACTCAGATTTAATCGGGTGGGGATCTGAATGCCCTGTAAGTCAGCCGGGGAAGACAGGGCAATTGGACGCTTTCATTGTCTTCATGGGTCTTGCTGTCAATATAAAAGACGTCTATTTTTTCCTGCGTAGGATCGGCTTCGGGGTTACCCTCTGGAAAATTACGGGCATCCAGATAGTGCGCAAAGGTCATCCGAATAGTAACCCGTGCCTGAGCCATATTCTGGTAAGCCAGACACAAGGCGCTGATAGTGCCATCCAGATTAGCAATACTGAGTGTCGGTGATACCGTTCTGCCGTCACTGTTCACCTCCATTCCCTCAATTTGCACGGGCCACGGCTTATACTCCACTCCTTGCCACCAAATAGACTTAATCGGCAAATTGCTAGGGTCTTCCAGATCGTCATCTGTATAAGCTACGGGGTGATTATGAAAGTACAGCTCTGGCCCACCAAAGGCCGAACCATCAACAGAAAACAAAAGAATTTTATTCCCTACCTCCAAACGCTGGAGATCTGCATTAATTTTCATGGATTATATGCCTGTTCAAATATTGCTGATATTTTCATAACACCTCCTGACATGGGGATTATGGTTATTGAGTCCGCCTTGACCCGATACAACCCTTTTTCACCATATGGAGTCGTCCAGATAAATGACTTCAAAGTGTGCTGGCGAATAAACTGAAAGATGGGTGCCACCTCCTCTTTTATTCCAAGATAAGAGTAAGGCCATGACTGACTTTCTGGGTTAATACCATCTCCAGAAACTTGTTTGTAACCATCCCCAAACTCAACCGTTTTAATCCGATGTTTAAATTCACCACTGGGTGAATCTTGGATTTGAGTTCGCCATTTAAACTCTTCAATAGCCATATAAGTACCTATAAAATAAAAAAAACCGCATGAGGCGGCATGTATGGAAAAGGCCGCATTTGCGACCTTATGTTAGTTATGAATTTATTACTTATCGTCCAATACGTTCACTGGCTATCTTATAAGCTTTCGAATCTTCCCTTTTACCTACAGCCACTACCCATATTATGATTTCTTCATCAATCACTTGGTAAACAAGGCGAAATCCCGAAGAGCGAAGTTTTATTTTAAAGCAGTCAGATAAATCACCATGCAATCTAGCTGACTCGATATAAGGATTATCTTGTAGCTTCCGTAGTTTCTTTTTAAATTGCTTCCGGATGCTGTTATCCAGCTTTTGCCATTCTTTTAAAGCGCGTTCGTCAAACTCAATGTTAAATCTCATCAAGATTTACCCGAATTCGTTTAGCTGGATTTTTTAGGCGTTCACGCACAACTTCAAGGATATCCTTATCTTCATCAAGTTCTGAGACCATCACAGATACTTCTGCGAACGGCAATTTTTCATTTTCTGCTACATAGCGCAGAAAGAGCCGCATTGCATCGGAAGGAGATAGATTCAATTTCTCAAATGCCTGATATGCATTCTTTTTAAGTTCTTCATCAACCCTGATCTGAATTGTGCTCATAGTATCACCATATGTAATTACATTTGTATTACATTGTACATTATTGCATCTATGGTGCAATGAGTTTTACGAAACTTTCGTAAAACCAGCCATCCTTGGCTTGGGGTTAAAATATGTTCATTGGTAGTGAGATCATACTATCAATGTGATATCCATATAGTCGTGCCACTCTGTCAAGAATCCCTTTTGGTGTCTCTGTCCCACCTTTAAAAACTTCTGTCTTGTTAAGATGCTTATCGTAAACTTCCCAACTTGACGACATATCTGAAATTTGGTGGCTGAGGTTTTAGTTCTTTCTTTTTAACCTCACCCGTAGTCCAGTACTCATAAAGAACGTCGTCGCATTCGTCCTGATATCGGATAACTTGCTCACGAATCGACGCTTTAACTTTATTGGGGCTGATAGTGGCTAACCAGCCAGCAAGTTTACGGAGGGCGAGGCAATTCATTGATTGAGAACCGCCTTTTGTAGGTATCACCATTTCGATGATACCTTTAGCGAATCGCTCAGTTAACTTCCTATGTTGCGTTTGCCATGCTAATCCCATGCCATCGACAATCGGCTTCATTGGCACATATGGCTCACTATTATCATTAACGACATATAGATCTGAGCCATAAAATGGGACATTTATAGTTTTACTCGATTCTTTAAGTGGTATACTTAACATGTCTATGTTCCTCGTAAGTACTAGACGATTTAGAAGCCCTGACTGTTCCACCAGTTGGGGCTTCGCCGTTTTAATGCGATACTATTTATTACGTGATTGTAACTGTTTGTAAAGATAACCTTTGTGAATTTGGGAAGCGCCTCGTAAATCAAATTTATAGCGGGTTAATCGGTTGCATTAGTTATATGGTGTGATAGTTTAACTAGCTTACAGCCGTCCTTGGACTTCAAATCCTTAAGCGGCTTTTTCCACGCTCAACATCTTCGCCAGCTTGGAAATGCCTTTCGGAGTGATACGAACCTGTGTTGTATTTTCTCACTGCCATCATTTCTCATAACGACCGTTACCTTATGTTCAAGATAACCAGTTTGTATTTTGTCTTGATACCCTGTCCACTCATCCGAACCAACACGACGACAAGTCCAGCGATGGCCTTTCAGGAAGTCAAAAAGGAACTTAGGGCGAACCTGCAATTGCTTCGCAGCATCCGTTACACACATAGAGCCGTCTGATCTGGCATACGTTCCAGCGCTGCGACATCCGGTTTCATTTCCTCAACCTTGTGCTCAAGCTCTGCTTTCTGTTCTGCTAAGTCAGCAGCAAGGCGAAGTGCTTCTGGTAAGGATTGAGGTATTTGCACCTGAACTTGATCAACCAACTTACCAGAACGGTAATCAATGAAAGTCTGGTTGACCTGTAAACGGAATTTGGGAGAGATCCACCCCGCATACTCAACGGCTAAAAGTTCGTGGGCGAAAGTGCCACCAGATTTGCCCTCTGAACTAACTTTTAATTAATTATCCTAAATCGCTAGAACCACTTCCCTAACTACGAAAATTTCGTAGTTACCAACAAAAAAGCCCCGTAAGGGGCTGTTTGTGCAGGCTGGCACGGCAATAATATTAGATTTTTTCTTTAATACCCGCCTGTCTCAGTATTGCATTGGCGGTATGTTTAGAGACTATTGTATATGGCACACTCAGTAATCCACATGTCATCATGGATAACATTTACAACAAACGCTTCAAGTCTTGTTATAACCACTCCCATGTTTACCTCTTTGTATCCTGAGTTAATGAATGATTATCTATCTCAATCTTAGCATTAATTGGTTATAAAATCATCGAATTTAAATCCCAACAGGATATATTATCTATTGGTATTATCTGCTAATTCATTATTCCAATACTTTATTTTTCTGATAAATGTCTCATGAACTTCATCAGGTAAGGTGCGCTTTATTGCGAAGATCTCATCTTCAAAATCTTGATACACGTTCGTTGAATCTGGTGTTTGAATAAAAAATGATTCAACTAAATTTTTCACGCCATCATCATTTATCATGAAGCCGTCTTTTTTCTTTATAAGAAGTTCCTCTGTGTTAACAGCCTTTTTTGCGGCGTCCACAATAGGGCCTACCTTGACCAAATCAATGTTGTGAAGCCAGTATACATACCTGTCTTGAAATTGTTTCTGAATTTCCTTTGGCAGCCTTTTATTAAGGCTCTCTATTTCCGATTGATAATGACGCTCTATCTCTTGAGTGTCCTTGCCTATGCTTGCTTTTATCAACGTTTCTGATAGCTCCTTAACCCTATCATCTATTAACTCTATCCCATCCTTCCTTCTTTTATAAAAAAACTCAGGAGGGACATTAGATGGCTTAAATTTCTTAAGGGTTATTTCTTCTATTTTTTCCTGAACATCACTACCGCAATGCTTGCATTTGAGCGCTTCCGCCTTAATCATTTCTGCACAGTAAGGGCATTTAACAAGGCCTTCTTCCATTTGTTTTCGCTCTATGCCAGCATTATTTTTGCTTATCAGAAGTGAATGCACCAACGCAACAATGAACAACGCAAATCCATAAATCCACCATAAAATGAATGATCTGCCTTTACTGTTTGCTATTAAGGCAGGAATTAAGCCAAGAATTACTGCTGCCAATAAGAAATCCATTTTTCCCCCGTCAAAGTCAACTTTTTAATATTACCCAATACACGATGTTAAGTGAATCAAAGGAAAATCCTGAAAAGGATCTGGTTATTTGTTATGAGAACTATATAATTTTTTAGCCCCTTTCATACCTTCATTAAAAGCATTAATGGCTGATATAGTTAATTTTTGACAACTGTAATCATCCATGTGGCGAAGGCAATTAAATGATGGTTGAATCTCTTTTTCCTTATCGTTTATTGCAACTAATTTAGCTGAGCCACCTAAAAACCTATCACCAGATGGAGAATACGTTGAGATATAAATGTTAGATACCGTGTCAACACGCATTCTTGTGATTAACTCTAGTTTTTCAGGCACATTACTCCACATGGCGCTACATTCAGAATCGCTAGAGCAGCGCTGATTTTCTACAGTTACTTTAGGCAACGGCTCTTTTTCCTTAGATTGACCAGCACACCCACTCAACACCACAACCGCCAACAATCCAACAATTAACTTCTTCATCATACACCCCCACGTTTAAATAGTTACATGAATCTTAATCAAAGTATGGCGCAAAATGAAGCAAAATGGGCAATTACAAGTCGCAATGTGATCTACACATAAGCATATATTCTCATTTGCTTTATGGTTACATTTCAGCCCAAAGCAACCAACCGAAGGGATGGCTGTTGGTTAATAATTTCTAGCGTCTACCATTAACCGCTCTAATGATCTTATACAAATCACCACCATCACGGCTTTCTTGTACTATCACAGACCTTATTTTCTTCGTTAGTGATAGCTCTGCTGCCCGCGCATCTATATTTGAAGCGGTGGATTGCTGTTGCTGATTTTCCACATGAATGCCGCCAAGATTAACCTGAATTCCACCAGCAGGAGCAGGCTGCATTCCGTACATCCTTGGCATCGGAGTGCTTACTGTCATTGGCTGAGAGCCACCAACGTGACCACCAGAGGCATAGCCGCGCTTGGCGCTGTCCATAAGACGATACAAATTAGCCACGCCAAGGCGCATCGTGCTTTCTTTATCGAAAACAAACTCATCTTTATGAACATAGCCAGCAATATCATATTTATTACCTGAACCCGTATAGCCGCTAGAAGAGTAACCGAGGACTCCAGCTACGGCTCCTCTCCATCCTTCTGTTTGCCCACCAAATGCCGCTTTCATGGCTTGTAGCATAGCCATCTGCATAAGCATTTTGGTGATCATGCTAAGAATTGACTTAGTGAAATCGCCAAAGTTAGCCTCACCCGTAAGAAGAAAATCAGACAGCGAGTTGCACATACCATTAAATGCTGCTTGTGAGATTTGAGCGACATTGGCGTAAGTATTGGTAGCTTGATCTTGGAACTCGTCAAATCCTTTTTTAATGCCAGCTTCCCAATTTCCTCTTAACGAATCTTCTTCAGCGTAATAACGCCTTAAAGCATCTTCCTCTTCTGGTGATTTAGCCTTCTCTAATGAAACGCTTCGTTGATAATCCTTATCAGTTTTTCCAGTGCTATCAATTAATGCTCTTGTTCGCGCATTAATTTCATCAATCCTTTTCTTCTGCTGGCCTAATTCCCTGTTCTTTTGTTTTTGCAGCTCTACTTCATCGCCGACTATTGCCAAGGCACGCTGAGATTCAAGAATGGTTCCTTTTTTTAGAAGTAACGATTGCTCATCTTGGGTCAGCTTTCTCTTTCCTTGAGCCTCTTCCAGAATCGCAATCTTAGCCTCCATATCCTGCAATTTCTTACGTTCAGAACTAATTACGTCATTGACGGTCTTGTGTTCTTTAAGGACTCTTAGCTGAGCTTGTAGGGACAGCAACGCTTGACTGGCGGCTTCATCGGCACGAGTGCCCGCATCTACTTTAAGCTTAGGTTCTTTAAGCGGTTTTTTCCCAGTACCGGGCATTTTGCGGTCGCGGTGCACGTAGTTGATCTGCTTCTTATATTCTTCGTACTGTTCTTTGGTAAACAGATGCCTGTTTTTTTCTAGCTTTGCTAACTTCCTTTCTCTTTGGGTTTCCCAGCTAGAATATTTCTCATCGTAATATTGGCGAATTTTAAACTTTTCAATTTCTATCTGCTCAGCATTCTTTTTAGATTGCTCACGAGCGTTTTTAATATCAACCTGAAACTTTTCCTCTTTGAGGGCTTCAATCTCAGCTTTCAGGCCATCAAGCCTATATTGTGGCGTGATGAATAAATTACTAAGACCTTTAAGTAATTCTTCTTTTTCGCGTATTTGATCCTCTAGCGTTTTTTTTCTACCTTTATCGAGCATAGTATCCAAAGCCCATTTAGCTGCTTTTTGTACTCCCAGCCATGCAGACTCAAGATATCCCAGATTTTGAGTTATATCGTTCGCTCCATCGTTGATAGATTGCGCGTACGCATCAAAAGCAATCCTAGCCGCTGCGGTTTTATTTCCCTGTAACTCCAATGTCCTGATTTGCTCCAGTTGCGCGGCTGTCAAATGGTGATTAGCCTTCTCCAGTTCCAGTGACATTTGTAACGGTTCATCCTGTAACCGTTTGAACTGATTTATTGTCGTATCAACCGCCTGACCAGTAATGTAATTCATCTGAGCAGCCGCTTTAGCGACGCGAGATATTTCATTATCACTAAACAACCCTGTACCAACCACACTCGCAATAGACGCAGCCATTTCAGAACGAGTTATTCCACTACCCGCCATGACACGCGCCATTTCGTTGAGTTGCCCGGCAGTTTTATTGGCGTAATTCCCTGTCAAAATGAGCTGCTTATTGAACTGGGTAAATTCCTTTTCGGCCTCGTAAGCAACTTTAGTGATACTGCCTACTACTGTGATTACTGTGCCAATTCCGCCGCCGCGCAATAACCCACCCATACCTAATATGTTTGCGATGTTTTTAAGACTGCCAATAAAAGATTTATTTTTTCCGCCTAAATCGTTAGTAGCCTTACCTGTTTCTTTAAGCTTATTAATATAAATGTCTGCCGCAGAGCTAACGCCTAATTGTGCTGCCCTGTGTTTCAATAATTCATTACGGCTGAGATTCTGTGTTGCAAGCTGATCTTTTAATCTGGCAAGAAACGCCTGACCTGCTGCGGCCTGTTTAGCATCAGCTTCTGCCATCTGTTTCTTTTTGCCGATAATGTCAGACAGAATATTCCGATAAGACTCAAGGTCTAGCTTCTCTGACTGCCTGGCTTTTCTGGCTTCCGCCTGAATCTTGGTTAACTGCTCTGTCGAGGTAGCATTGCGCTTAATAGCATCAATCTGTTTAAAGAAAGACTCTGCAACTTTATCTTGCTCTGCGGCAAGAACTTTTGAGGCTGACGCGGCTTGCCGCTCCTTTGCCGCTAACTCCGCAATACTTCTGTGCACCCTGTCAATTTCTTTAGCCATTGCAGCAGAAGCCGCAGAATTCTTTTCTGACTCGTTGGATAACTTATTTGTAGAATTGCTTACTTTGTCTGCCGCATCTTTGAATGAGTTTAGCTTCTGCTCACCCCTTTCAAGATCAGAGGTGTTAACCTTTAGTGAAATGGTTGCGACATCAGTCATTTATATTTTCCTTCGGGTATAAAAAACCTCCCGAAGGAGGCGATAAAAGGAGTTACTGCTTCTTGTGCATCAATTCGAGTGCCTTAACTTCCAGCACTCGAATATCGTTAAATACGGTCGCCCTATCTTTGATGTCAAGATAATCCATGACTTGATTAAGCGGGGAATAGTCCAGCCCCGTAGCGCCGTTCATACCCACTCGCCACTGCGTGTCCATAGCATTAAATGTCCGGTACGAATCCCACACATCAGGCCATACTTCAACATCATACTCTTCCGGGAGGAAGCCAAAAGCCCGCTCAAAATCAGCGGCATCTTTTGCACTCATTCCCCCATACAATGATTCAGCGACCGCGATCAGTTTTTTTCGCGATTACCCAACAGTTCGTTGTAGTAGGTAGTCGTGATTGCGGTTGTGGCTGACGGATAGTTATCCAGCAGCAATTTTAAGTTTTCGGCGTTGTAGGGTTCTTCTATCGCCCAATCAGCAATAATTTGCTCAAAGAATTCCTGAGCTGGCATTTCTCTCATTTCATCCAGTTCGCTGATTGGCTTGTGATGGAATGTGAAAGTCACGACTTCGGGTTTTTCTTGCCCTGCAACAGAGACCAATACATTTGCTTTGAACTTAGGGTTAGGAACAAGCGTAAACTTGGCCATTTAAAAAATCCTCAAAAGAAAGCCCCGTGACGGGGCGATGATTATTCTGCGTGGGTATAAATCTGCATATCAGACTTGAGCGAGAAGCGTGCAGTGACGTTTTCCACCTCGTTCATTGCTGTATTGGGGACGCGCTGGAACGACACGGAAGCGGTGTAATAACGGTCTTCCGCTGCACGTTTGTTATAGAAACGGATTGCGGTAATCTGCTTGCTATCATCCAATTTCATGAGCAGCTTACGGATAGCTAATTTGGCGTCATGAGCGAAGGTGTAAACCTGAACAACGCCATTTTTATAAGTGTCTATGGTTTCCGCTTGCTCATCTTCCAAGAATTGCACTTCCTGTGTTTGCTATTCACCGCCTTCGGTGGAGAGTGTCATGACCTGCGGCATCACTTCCCATGCCAGCACTTTTTTCAATGAACCCGCGCCACCACCAACAGGAAATGTATTCTTGTCCGTGGTGTCCAGACCTTCCAATGTAATGTTTTTTTCAGTGACTGCTTTTACTCGGTAGGCACCGGATGCCTTTTTCCAGCCGGAACTGACATGCACAATGTCACCTTTGGCAATGCCAGTGGCAGACTCAACCATCAGTACCACCTCTTCGGCATTAGAAGCAGACGTAATTTTGATTTCATCCCCGTACTTATTTGCAATATACACACGGGAACCATTAGGGATGTTATAGGCCATCGTTAACCTCTTTTATGCATAAAAACCGCTACTTGCGGCTGTATTATCGAACTGCGTCACATCGATAAGATGTGCGTATGGGAATGGTGTAGTTAGCACCATCCTGTATGGCAGAAAAGATATTCGGCTCATCGTTGAGGTATAAATCGTCGGCCAGTGAAAAACCGTTCTGTAGGAATTGAGTTACTCGGTCAGCAATACCCGTCAGAGTTGAATCACCAGAGCCGGATTTACCCACCACATTCACCTGAATCACGCCACGGAAGACAGGCATATCCAACGACAGTCCAATGTTTTGTATTGTCGCTGGCATAATGTGCAGTTGCAGATACGGATCATTAATGTCATCAAATGGCATGTTGGGCCACGCTACTTTGAGGCTTTCCTGTTTGGCTATTTTTGCCACCAGCGCCCGGATAGCGTTATTTATTGTTGACTGGTTCATGATTTTGTCTCCGTAACAGCCTCACTAAAGAACTTCTGAAATTCCTGTGCGGTTACTGCAACCATGCCATTTGGCGCTTGTTTCGAATGACCCATCTCAAGGCGATAGGCATACGGCACAACGTTTGAGAAATAGACCGATTTTACCCCAACCTTAAACTGCCCAATAACCAAATCACCCACGGCCTTAGTCATATTGCCGCTTTTATCAATGCGTCCTGTCTCTTCGGTAGGAGCGTCATCAAAAGTTACTTGCCAATTACCACGGAATCGACCGCCCGTGTATCCCGGTGGCGCTTTGATACCCATAGAATCGGTGGTACGAGCGCGTTTTTTCAGTTGTCGCCTTTTAGGGGTCAGGTTCTTGGGATCTAGCCGTTGTTGTTCATTCCAATCATGCACCGCCTGATTATATTCTCTCGGCGTCCTATTAACTGCCCACAGCTCAGGATTACCGACGGGTGACATAATGACCAATCGTGACAATATCTTGATAAACACGCCCCTTGATGCCGCCTCAATATTACCTTTGGCTTTATTCACAAACGCATCAATGGAGGCCATAAATGGATCTGCCATATTACGCCCTCAGCTGAGATTGGTAACAGAGTATGATATGAGCGGGTTTTATTGGGTTAGGCTCAACAACACGTAACCAAACACCATCCACCAGTACCTTATCTCCTTTCTGGATCTCAACGTTTGGAGAAAAGACCATTTTGATATCCGTAGACAGTATCAATGAACCGTCAATCTCATTAGGGTTACACTTGGTTTTTACTCCGACAGCGCTGAACTGCTTTTCCGGTTCGTGATGTTCTTTGCCTTCATCATCCACCCAGTGCTGCCCTTTTCGTTTTACCTGAAATTTAGCGCCATGTTTTTTTAGCAATCGTTCAGACGTTTTTTGCATTCGTGGGTAGAATTTCATAGCTACCCCCTGAAAACCTTGAATGTAGCGCCGCCACCAGACAGAAAGTCACGCAACGAAGAATAAAACCAAGACATATTGGGCTTGCCTGAGTTGGTGCCCTCCGCATACGTTACCGATACTGCGCCACTAACCGATTCTGACAACACTTCTCCACCGACTGTGGGGGTCAGGTCGAATTCTAGCGAGTCAATAGCCAGTCTGCACTGTGCCTGAATTATCGGCTTGGGGATAACATCATCCGGCACTGACTCACCATCGACATAAATACCCTTTCTTGGGAATGCCAGCGTTTGATTCTTATTAGCTTTACTCCCCCTCCACTGTTTAGTGGATAGATAATCCATTGCCTGAAATAACAAGGACGGCAAGACACTGTTATCCGGCAGGGAATAGCCACGCTGAACAGCAAACTGCTTTAAATCCGCAACACTGGCGTAGCTATTAAATGCTGGCGAGTTTTTATCTGCATCAATCATGCTCACCTCAAAAAGAAAGGGGCCTAATGCCCCTATTGATTACTCGCCGCCCTTTGTTCCTTTGCTGCCAGAGACGGGCGCGCCGCTCAACACCGCCGCAAACAGCACGTTTTTACGGTCAAATTTACGCTGCCAATTAACTGCCTGGGCGATATCTGTTGTTGATGGTGTTTTGTTTGGGTCTTCCTCTCCTAACCAACTAAATCCCGCAGGTTGCAGGATAAAAGTCTTGCGTTCCCACAACACCTCAGCACCCCCGCCGTTACCGCCAGATGCCTTGCGATCCAGTTCAACCGGAGTATGGGGATTACCGCTGCCATAGCCGAATGCCCCGCTACCGAAAAAGACAGTAAGATAGCGGCCATCTGTATGTTTCAGGCTGTCATCCATAAAAAGAGGCTTACCCAGATACGTTTGCAGAATAACGCGCCCCTCTGAGTCACGAATGGTCTCAATCAGGTTTTTAGTCGCCATCTGTTTCATGACCACTGAGTGAACTCCAATAGCACTGAATGTGTCCGCAGCATCACCCGCAGTGAACGCGGCATCAATCAGGTTATTCGCGGAGATTTCTTTGTCGCCTTCAATCACCATGTCACTGCCATCATTAGCGATATTGCTACTGATAATGCCTGACTCAAATACGGCGGTCTTTTCTGGGCTATTCAGTGGTGCGATTGCTTGATAATAGTCACCACGGAAAATGTCAGATAAACGCGTTGTTGCCATTATTTATGCTCCTGTTACTGTGTTTTTGCGAGGCGTTTAAATTCCTCAGGATCTTCTTCAAGTAAGCGGATGCGCTCTGCTTCCGTATAGTCGTGCCAAGTTTTACCGCCACCTCGGGTAACAGTTTGGCGCTGACCTTCACCGCCGGTTCCGGTCGCTTTACTGCCAATAACAACAGGCGCAAACAGCTTGTTGCTACGGAATTCTTTTTCTAAATCGTCGATGGTTAATGCTGACGGCTTACCTTCTGTATCTATGACGCGCGTCCTGCCTTCTTCAACAATGAGGCGTGACTTGATATGAAGCAGAAGTAACGCTGCACTGTCACCCGCCAGTTTCGCAGCCAGAGACTGAGCCACGTTATCCACCAGCAGCGTGCGCAAATTACTGTCTTTGTCTTCGAGTTGAGTCAACAGCTCTTTTTCACGTGTAATGAGTTTCTCAGACCAGCTTTTTTCCAGCGCTTCGATATCCCCATTTTTGCGGGCCTGTTCGTCTGCGGCTTTCTTGGCTGCTTCTTCCGCTTGGCGGCGTTTCTCTTGTTCTGATTTCTTCTCGGAAAGCAATTCATCGACTTTCTTTTGTAGCCCAGAGACATCAGGGATTTCGGGCATTCCTTCGATCTGTAACTGATATTTATCGCCCTGTGCTTTGTACATGGCTTTTTGTTCATCAGTCAGTGCCTTAAATTCTTCTTTTGTTAATAAAAACTTAAACATCATTAACCTCGGGTTTTGATGGTGCAGTCACCAACTGCGGATAATAAAAAACCCGCTTAGTGTGGCGGGCTTGTGTGATTTGTTGCTGGCATTAGTCATAACCAGCCTCTCTGAATGCGCGTTCGTCAATCTGCTTGAGTTTACCCAGTGAAATAAACTCGCCTCTATCTGTGTAAAACTGCGAGGGATGCATACCACCCTCTTTCATCAGCCGGAAACGCGTTTCGCCAAACACCTGTTTCTGTCGCCACTCTGGTTGTCTCTGTATCCACTCAAGGAATGTTATATTCTCTGGCACCTGACCATCCATTGATGCCCGTGTGCCTTCATTCATTTCATCCACGTCAATACCGAGCTCCTGCCATGATTTCACCACCAGCGTTTCCATTGAGCGACAATTGAAGTGGATCTTTCCGGGACCTTGCAAATAAGGGACTTTGTGTCCGATAGGTTTACCGTCTAGCGTGTACCTCAATCCATCGCGGACAATGCAATCGTTGGATGTTTTATTATCCAATGTCGATACCCACCGCTTACAATCAAAGATACCCCTGTTGGCGTCCACAAATTGCTCTCTTGCCACCGCTTGTAGATGACTGACAGCCGTTTTAGCGATGGTTGTTGCATTAGCCCGGCTCATTTGCACGGCACCGTCTTTGTACCCTTGATTTACGTGACCTCTTACCTTACGACCTATTTCAACAGCGCTTTCACCATTCAGGTACCCGTGACGAACCGTGTTATTGATTCGGGCCATCCGGTCTTTTTCCAAACCCTCAGCCCATTGAGATAAATACAGTATTGGCTCGCTGCAATTCAGTGATGCATCTCATCTGCTCTGGCGTCAGATAGTCACGGATAGGCTCTTTCTTATCGATATCATGATGGACACGGAACTTAGCCGCTGTCATGCCTAATGCGATACGGTTGATTAAATCGGCTTCATTGCTGAAATGACGTGGAAGAATATCCTTGCCTAAATCCTCCCGTGATTTCTTGATAGCATCAGTCATGGGTTTGTATTCCAATCTGGATGTGTTGCGATCCATTTTCTTAGACGCCAATGCAGAACGCATTCTGAAGAACTCAGATACCAGCCTCTTTTTGAATGCACGGACAATATCGTTGTTTCTCATGTAAGTGATCAGAAGCGTAGCTTGTTGCTCATCGTTCTTGTGGTAGTTGGTCAGTAACTTCATGAGTGCCCGAATACCATACTCTGGTGACTCAAACCGACAGAACCGAGGATTTTTTACACCCGTTTCAATTCCAATTTGACCCTGCCATTTATTCGCGGAATTGTGATCGATATTGCCAGGGTTGTGATTCCTAATGCCTCTGGTCATTATTTATCCCCCAACCGTTTATTGATGGCACGGAGAGCAAACTCTCGAATTTTCTCAACGCCAATAAAACCAATAGCGCCACCGATAGCCGGCGCAAAGCTACCGGAAATACCGAACATCTCTAAGCCACTGGATACGCTCCATGACAAGGCACCACAGAGCAGCGCCTCGACCCAGCGGTTCTTTCGCTCCACACCGTCATAAATCAGACGTCCGTAACAAACGACAATAGCTCAGCCCATACATCAGGGTTCTCTTTCATTTTCATAATTCCACCCCATCTGAACAATGGGCGTCCGTGGGGTGAAATGGGTTCGCCCCTGTGAGTTGAGTTAGTGGGAAAAGTTCAATACTTGATCATGATTTCATCACAAATAGTGATTCAATTGATGTCGTTTTTGTTCCAGAAATACCGCTAGTAATTTCACGCGACCAGATGCAATCAAAATCATCCGGTGCGGTGTATTCGCTAACAAATACCGTGCAGCGGTTCGATAATTCACGCACCCAATCCCAGAACTCAGCCGAGTCAAATGAGCGCTGGTATCCAGTGGTGTTTGCGTATGGCGGATCACAATAAACAACCGCCCCATTGGGTATATCTAATTCCCGGTAATCGCAGCACTGCAATATGACGCTGTTTAATTTAGTCAACTGTCGCTGAATGTTGTTGGCAGCCTCCAATTGATGATCACGAACACGTGATTTAGTCTGGGTTACCCCAACATACCCGTTAAACCACTTACCCGCGTAACTACAGTTGAACCCCACCCAGCCAGTTAGATGAGGAATTTCATCCTTGTTGTTCTTTACCGCGTAGTACTGCTCTCGTGATATTTGCCCCGGGGGTTGCCAGCCAGATAACAACGCTCTCCACATTTCAATCAAATATTCGTGGCTGTCAGCCGCAATAACAGGGCCAGCATGTTTGGTATTGATATGACTCACCATGTTCATACCGCCTGCAAAGGGTTCAACATAAACCGTCTCTGTCGTTAAGTGCTCCAGAATGAATGGGGCGATATATTTTGCGATACGCGATTTACTTCCCATGTATTTCACTGTTCCGCCTCCCGCTCTGTTGGTGCAGCCAGACAATAAAAAGGTGCCGTTACCGGAATTCCGATATCGAATGAATGTCAAATGGTTAGGATTGCAAAAAAACAAAAAGGCCACGCCATGCGCAGCCTTGAATTCGTTATCCGTGATCAAATAACACTATCCGTTATCAAATGGCGTTATCCGTTCAAGCGGGGGTTAGTTGTTAACTAAAAGATTTCACTAACCCTATAATTTTAATAACCCATTTTATTTATTTTTCATTAATGCTTTATTCAAAGTAAATCGGTTTTGGTTTTAATTCCGTTTAGTGGAGTATCTATATAATGCCTCATATTGCACCAGAGTCATTCTAATTCTGTTGTGAGAATACTTTAAAACCGACTTGCTTATATTGAGGATATTCTTATGAAGCGACTTGCAAAAGTTTTATTTAGCCTTGTATTGGTGTCACTTCCTTTTTCGGGGCACAGCTTTCAAGCGCCAGCTCAGGAGAAAAACACACATCAAATCTTAGGCATTAAGATTCCAAAACCTCCAAGACCTCCAAGACCTCCAAAGCCTCCAAAAACTCCAAATAAACATGGAACAAGTGATCTTAAGCACTTCTACAAATCAATCAAGGATGCGCCAAACTATCCGAAAGGGTTTAAGAACGCCAGAAATGGAGTAACTAAAAATACTATTAAAAAGAAATACTTATTGGATGAATTGAGAAAAAAAGCACCCGGAAAATGGTATAAAATCTATAGGGATGGCTGGGTTGACAAAAAATACGTGTCTATTCATTATTTTGCTCACCAAAGTGGTAGTCCAGTATTTGATGTGAAAGTTGTAAATGGCTGGAGTAACCCACGAAGTTCGTGACTGGAGTAATAAACATGAGAAATATGAGACTTAATTATAACATTCAAGATAAACACGCAGAGAAATTTATTAGCTTTTTAATCTTGGGGGTGCTGCATTCTCTTGATAAAGAACTAATATCTATTGAAGAGGCAGAAGGATTCATATTTATGCCATCTACTTGTGCTCCCTTGAAAGAAATAAAAGCATCTGACGCATTAATTAATATTATTGAAACAGGATGTCAGCTTGAAGATGTGGAAAGTTTACGGCCTGACAAGCTATCAGAATGTGTTAGCGAAATGATAGAAGATACGCTATCAGTTATCAAGAATAACAAGGAAATTGGAAGATTAGTAAAAAAAAGAATCAAAGTAATCGGTTAAGTAGAAGATATATTACCCAAACTACAGTATTTTTGCTTGAACACAATCTGACAATTACCCGTTTTGTTTATCAATTTCAAAGCGGGTGACTACTATCTTTTTAAATCTGAATTTCGGGCATAAAAAACCCCGCACTGGGCGAGGTCTGATGGTTCAACTTTGCCATGCAGTTAGAAATGATGATAGCGTCGTCATCACAACACTGAGGGCGGGATTTCACTCTGTTGGGTATCAGCCCGTTGAACCCTGCGGCAATCGAGAGCCAGTTAACCGCCTCGCGATTGTCCGCTGCCCACGCCCCCCAGCGCTCCAGTACCATCTGAATATCACGCATTATGCTGTCTCCTGCTGCTTTTTAGGAAATACTCTTTCTCTGGCTTGACAACCTTGCTGTAGCAGGTCGTTAAAATCACCCAGATCAGGGTATCTGACGCTCACCTTTTCAATATCGTTGTTAGCCAGTAAATTTTTATTGGCACAAGCATAGGCGGCCGCTTCCCCGGTGGCGTTCCAGTCGTTATCTGCAAAGATAATCAGATGGTTAACGCCACGAGGGGCGATAAACTTCGCCATATGCCCGGCGTTCATGGCTACAACAATGCAAGAAAAAGAAGGCATGAGCGCAGAAAAGAGCAACAAGAGACATATAACAAGGATAAAGCCATCAATATGGCGT